GCCCAAGGCCACGCCTTCCGGTGCAACCAATGCACCCGAGCCACCGCAGCACAAGGTGCGTGGCGCATCGGGTCAGTTCGAGGCTGATTGGTCATCCGAGAACGCCGATCTAAACGCGCTGGCGAAGCTGCTGCGGTGACCTTCCTCCGCACCCTCGGTCACACGTTCCTGTCTGCGGTGTGCCTGCTGGTTGCGGTCGAATGCTGCCAGATCATCGGCGTGATCGCGGCGCAGCGCCGTGGCTGACATCCTCCACCTGTTCCGTTCCGCTCCGGACGGGGACGTTGCTGCGGAAGCGCGCAAGTTCGCCGAGGACGTGGATGACGGGCAGCTGGGCCGGGTGACATCGGCTATCGTGATTACGTCGGGCTCGGAGCTGGCGACGCATTACTGGGGATCGGGGCTGAACCTCATCGATGCGATCGGCATCCTTGAAGCGGCCAAGCACCATATCATTATGAAGCTGCTGGAGGGATAGAAAGCCCCGGCGTTTCGTGTGCGGGTGCTGGGGCGGGGGGCTGCCAGCGGGCACGTTACTTTGCCGGGGCTTGGTTTACCGAGCAGGCGGCGTTTCTCTTTCAATCCGCGCCGGAGTCATGCGGCTTGCATCTCACCGCGTGAGGGTAAGCGAATGCGTTGCCCCGCTTAGCCCTCGACGCCCTAACGCGCTGATTTGCGGATGGTTCCGAGAAAAATGGCATGGTTCGCTTCTAGGAACATGAAAGCCATTCATTCTGTGGCATAAGTGACACTCACGCGGCGGTGAGCCTCACGGGATGGCACACCGCAACCGCGCCGGATGTCTAGGGCTGCGCTCCCCGTTTTCCGCGCCCTGACCTGACCGCCTTCGGGCGCTCCACGGCAACATTCAGGCGGGGAATTTCTTCAAATGTCAGCAACTGTCACTGTCAAACAGTCGGCGCTTGTCCTCAACACCTTCATGGCGAAGCTCCAGAACGAACTGGTGTCCGCCGATTGCGTGACCTGGAAAGAGCACGACGCCGAACTCAACGACCGCAACGCCCTGACCGTCAACGAGCAGGTCAGCCCGCGCTACAACGTCACCCAGACGACCGATGGCGTCAAGGACTTGTCCTCGGGCGTGGACGGCACTGCGATCGGTTCCGAGGTGTTCAAGGTCAACACGACCTTCAACGCCAACATGGGCTATGGCGACTTCGCGGCGATCCGCGACATCTCGGATGCGCGCCAGTCGGAAGCGCTGATGGGCGCTGCGACCTCGATGGCCGAGAAGATCGACGCCTACGTTCTCGGCGTCACCTTCAAGGCGGCGAACAACTGGGTCGGCACGCCCGGCAACAACGTCGCCGACTTCAACGACTTCATGGCGGGCTACACCCGTCTGAAGCAGGAAGGCGTTTCGGACAACGACCTGCGCGGCGTCCTCACCTTCGAGGACAAGCAGGCGCTCGGCAACCAGATCGGCAAGCTGTATTCGGACTCGGAAGCCTCCAAGGCGATCCGCGTCGGGTTCCGCGGCGATCTCGGCGGCATCGAGACGCTGTTCACCCAGCAGCTTCCGGTTCTCACGACCGGCAGCCGTGCGGGTGACGGCAGCTCGGCGGCGCTCGTCAACGGTGCCAGCCAGAACGTCAACTACAAGGACGTGTGCAACTCGGCTGCTCCGGGCCAGTATCTCACCCAGACCATCGCCATCGACACGCTGACCGGTTCGCAGACGCTCAAGGCCGGCGACGTGTTCACGATTGCCGGGGTGAACGCCTACGACAACCGCGCCCAGGTGGATACGGGACGCCTTCAGCAGTTCGTGGTGGTTGCCGATGCGACCGCTTCGACTGGCGCGATTGCGGCCCTGCGCATCTTCCCGGCGATGATCGTTCCGGGCTCCGGCTCGGGTGATGACGTGAACATCAATACGGCCCATGCCACGGTCGCGGCGGCTCCTGCGGACAACGCAGCGCTGACGATCAAGGGCGCGGCCAGCACGTCCTACCGCCAGCGCGGCATCGTCCAGAAGCAGGCCATCGTCGTGGACACTGCTCCGCTCATCATGCCTTCGACCGGCACGGCGATGCGGCGCAAGCTCCAGAACGTGCCGATCAGCGTCCGCATGTGGATGCACAGCGACTTCGGCACCGGCGACCACAGCGTGCGCTTTGACTGCGCACTGACTGCGAACGTCCGCGACCGCCGTCGCATCGTCCGCATCAACGGCTCGTAAGCCTAGACGGGGCGGCGGTGAACTCCCTGCTGCCGCCCTGTCGCTCCCCAATTGGTCAGGAGGCTTAGTTGAGCAATCACGTCAAGGAAGTGTGGACGCCGAAATACATGACGGCGAGCGGCCCGCTTGTGCAGCGCGGCGGATGCTGCGGTGGTTTCCTCTGCTCGTCCTCCACGTCGGGCACCATCGCAATCACGTCCGGCACGGTTTCCGGCGGTTCGACCATCGTCGCCTCGCTCGCGGTCACGGCGGGCCAGTTCGTCGAGCTTGGTCATTATTATCAGGACGGTGCCTACGTCACGCTGACCAACTGCGCAGGCACGTTCCAGGTCTGACGGGAGCCTGACCAATGGCGACCGCTGCCGAGATCATCCAGAGGGCTTATAGAGAGAGTAACCTGATTGCGATCGGGTCAACGCCCACGGCTGCCGAGCAGACCGAGGGGCTGTCTCTCCTCAACTCGCTGATCCAGTCCACGATTGGCTCGGAAGTCGGCCTGCCGCTTACGGATCTCAACGTCGGTGGGACCTACGACCAAACGGCCTTCTGCTCCCCGTGGATTCCAGAGAACGTCCGGCTGATCCTCAACTCGACGGGGCCGCTGACGTTCAAGCTCGACCCCATGCCCTATGACGGGCAGCGGTTCGCGATTGTCGATAGTGCCAACACGCTCGATACCTGCAACCTGACCCTCGACGGCAACGGGCGCACGCTGGAGCTGGACGCGACCGAGCTGTTCAACACTGAAGGGCTGGTTGCCGAGTTCATGTATCGCGCCGACCAGGCCAACTGGGTTCGCGTGACCGACCTCATCGCCACCGACGACATGCCGTTCCCCACAGAGTATGACGATTATTTCATCGTCATGCTGGCGGTTCGGCTGAACCCGCGTCACTCGCGCAACCTGACGCCGGAAAGCCAGATGGCGTTGCAGCGCCAGCGCTCGCAAATCCAGGCGCGCTACCGCAAGCCCAGAACCCCCAATGATCCGGGCTCGCTTGGGCTGCTGCACCAGCGGCGCGGGCCATTCGGAGAAAGCACGGCGGCGTTCAACAGCGGGAGGACGTAATGCGCCTTCCTTTAGGAACCTCCGATTTTTCGCGGAGCGTAGCGCAGACGCCCGATATCCGGCTGCTGAACCGCTACTTCGAGCAATGCCCCGTCAACCAGAAGGATCAGGTCGCGCTCCTGACCCGTCCGGCGCTGCGCAAGTGGCTGACCATGACGCACAGCCCGATCCGTCAGGTCTATTCGCAGCCGGGGACGTTCGGTGAATCCCTGTTCGTCGTAGGCGGCAACACGGTTTACAAGATCGCGCAGGACGAGACGGTCACGGTGGTTGGAACCATCGACTCCTCAACCGGGGCCGTGTCGATGGCCGCGACCGACACCTACCTGTTCATCGCGGACGGGCTGGCTCTGCATTACTACACCGAGAGCGATTACGCCCGTGGAACCCTGACCTCGACCGGGGCGATTGCCGACAACGATACGGTCACGGTCGGATCGATGACCTACAAGTTCACGTCCGGCGACGTGGACACCGGGACGCCGGCCGGGACATTGGCGCAGCCGTGGCTCGTGTCGCTGTCCGGATCGGTCGAGCAGGCGCTGGCCAACCTCCTCAACGCCATCAACAACTCCGGCGCGGCAGGGGTGGATTATAGTTCGTCAATGGCGGGCAACCCCGATGCGCGGGCGATCTCGTCGGATGCGACGACGCTGGTGATCCGGGCGTTCCTCAACGGCGCGGACGGGGACACGGTCACAACCACCGAAACCGGGGCCAACATTGCGTGGGGCGGCGCGACCCTCTCGGGAGGCGGCGGCTCGACCTTCTCCACCGTGGCTGTGCCCGACAATGACGGGATCGTGTCGGTCGGGGTGATTGCGTCGTTCACCATCTGCGTCGTGGCGCAGGGGCAGGGGAAGAACGGGCGCTTCTACTGGATCGAGCCGGGTGAGATCATCATCGATCCGCTGAACTTCGCGACTGCCGAGCGCTCGCCCGATCCGGTGTGGCAGGTGGTGGTTGTCGGCGATCAGTTCTGGCTTCCGGGAACCTCGACCAATGAAGTCTGGTATCCGTCCGGGGACGCCTTGGCTCCATTTCAGCGCCAGCAGGGCCGCTTGTTTGACAAGGGCATCTGGGAAGGCACCATCGTCCAGGTCAAGGACGACGTGATGGCCGTTGGCACGGACGGAACGGTCTATCGCATCGGTGCCGAGCCTGTTGTCGTGTCCACTCCCGGAATTGCGGAG